CTTGATTTTTACAAAAATTAAGTATTTCTGCTTTTACAAAAGACAAATCTTCCGAATCCATATACCGGAATACATCTTTTAATTGTTCTAATATTGCAGTTTTAAAAACATCATTATCAATTTCTGTTATTTTTACTTTTAAAACGTCTTTAGTAGGTGGTGTTTTATATTCTCGAAAATGAGNTAATGAAGTTTCTAATAGCCAACTATTAGCATCNGATTCAAAATATTCTGGTTGGATTATATCTGCTATTTGTTGTAGAAATAATCTATCNGTAAATAATGCAGCTATAACTTTAACTTGGAACCCCCAACCATACTCACTTAACTTATCCGTCATGTAAAAATTATATTAAAAATATATTATAAATCAAAATTAATGTGTCTGTTTTGCAAATGCACTCAATGAAAGCCAGGTATTAGTTAACCAATCTGGTAAATTTTTCATTACACTCCACATTTTATCTTCATAGAATAATCTTTGAAATTCTTTTCTATCAAGCATTGGCACAGGTTGTGCCATTATCCCTCTAATTTTAGAACTAGTTGCTGCAGGNATATTTAATAATTTTATATTCATTAAACGATAATTTTGTTCTATCGTATCAAAGTTATCTAGTATTTTTTGATATGTTTTAGATTCATTTAAACTAGATTTGCTTTTCTCTTGTAATTCGTCTAATGTATAACATTTGTCTGCAGAAAGTTCTGGTAAATGTTTTTGTATCGTTTTTGGACCGATTCCAGATACACCTGGTATATTATCAGACTTATCTCCTGTAAATGATCTATATAATACCATATTATTAGGATGTATATTAAATTCGTCTAATACCATTTGGGTATCATACATTTTCTTTTTAATAGGAGACCAGACTTGAATTTTATCATCAATTAATTGATAAAAATCTCTATCGGTTGATACTATAGTAATCTTTTTACNTTTATCATGATATTGATCTGCAATATATGCAATAGTATCATCTGCTTCAATACCATCCATAGCTAAAAATGTAACTGGTAAACAATCTAGATATGAAACTAATCTGCTAAATTGAAACCGCATTGCTANTTGTTCATCTTCTATTGTAGTAAAATGATGATCNTGTCTTCGTAACTTTGTTTTATTGGCTCGATTTGCTTTATAATCTTTATAAATAGTTTTTCTTCGAGCAGAACCTCTTTGTCCGTCAAATGCTATAACACATCTAGATGGTTTAAAATCTCTAACTGTTTTTCCTATNGAATATAAAAATCCAGTTATACCACCTATATGGTCACCATCTTCATTATATGCTGGGGTTGCTCCGAAGCTACGAATGAAAGTGTTAAGTCCGTCAAAGATAATTATATGATCATCTGGTGCTGACGGACCTAAACTCTTTTCGTTTTGTAACTCATTGAATAGTTGTTGGAATCTATTCTTCATTTATAACATTTTCGTCAATTACTACATCATCTATACCTCCATCGATGCCGGCTTGATATTTGAAAATATAAGCATCACATATACGGTGATATAATCTTTGTTTTGTTTCTGGAATATTAATTACTTTTTCTAGAAAGTCTTTTGATTGAAATTTTATTTCAGAAAAAACTTCTCCAGTTAATGGATCTACATCTTCAAGCGTATACCATGCACCTGATTGTTTTACTATATCAAATGTTTTCATAACAGACAACCAACCACCATAATTATCAATACCACTATCATAATAAATTTCATAATTTATTTTTCTATGCGGAGGACCCATACGATTTTTTACTACTTGCACACTTGTTTTATTACCAACCACTTGTTCGACTTTATTAACTTTAGCTTTGATTTGGCCTAGGTTTTTTAAACGAAGTCTAACTGATGCATGGAATGGAATTGCTTTGCCACCTGCTGTCGTCCAAGGGTCACCAAATGATACACCCATTTTTGTACGAAGTTGATTAGTAAATATAAGACAAATTCGTTCTCTTGCAATCCAATTGGTAACTTTACGCATTGCTTTAGAAAGGATAATAGATTTGGAAGTTGCATATCCATCTTTATCATATTCCATTGACATCTCAATTTTTGTAGATGCCCCCATAATAGAATCGACTACTATAGTTACTAATCTATCTTTATCAGATTTTCTAACACCTTCAACGATAGTTTCAATAGTTTCAAATATTTCTTCTACTGTTTCTAATGGAACATATAACATTTTTTTGAGATCTACTCCAATAGCAGTTAGAAACTCAGAACTAGTTGCAGACTCTGTGTCTATATAAACAGCTAAGCCTCCTTTTTTCTGAGTTTCTGCTAATGTATGTGCAGCTAATAAAGATTTACCAGAAGCTTCAAGACCAGTAATTTCTGTAATTCTTCCTACTGGAAATCCTCCCATGGGTTTATTTGAAATTGCTAGATCTAGCATGGAACATCCAGAAGATATCCATTCATGAACATTTGTAGGAGCATCTAAATCTCCATCCAAAAAATAAGCTGTCTTAAGAGCTTGTCCTTTAAATTGTTTGTTAATGCTTTCTGCTAACACTGTAGCTAAGCCGTCCTCGACTTCCTGTTTACTTTTAGCTTTCGCCATAATACTCCTTATGAATTAAATAAATCGTCAAATGCAGCCGATACGTCTGCTTTCTTTTCTGTTACCGGTTCTTTTTTAGAATCGGTTGTTGTGGTAGCTGTTTTTTCTGTTGTGGTTACATCAGAATCAGCACCATCGGGATTCATCCATTCTTTAAGAGTAGTCTCAAGTTCTTCGTAAGTTGGTTCTGGAAATATATCAGTTATTTTAGCCTGATTCATAATTTTCTTTGCAACGTCTTTATCTTCTGTTGCTGCAGATGTATTTGGCTTAACACGAATAGAAGTTTTAGGATATCCTCCACCTTCTGCTGGTGTAAATTCTACATCTATATCACGACCATTCATTAAGTCTGTGATATCGCCATAATCTGGATCAGAAATAATAGATAATAATTCTGCATAAATGGTTTTACCAAACCCCCAAAATTTTGGTCCTTCTGATTCTTTACCTCTAACAATAACCGGTACATATGTCCTCATTTTCGGCTCGATTTTTCTTCCCATTAGCCATTCGTCTTTATCTCCAGTTTTCTTAAGTTTTTCTGCAAACTCTACTACTGGATCTGCGTTACCAAAAGTGATAGGTGAAAGCATACTACGCTTTGCTATATCATAATGGAAATACATTTCTAAAAATGGGTTTTCTTTGCGATGCACGTAAGGTACAATTCGAACTCTTTGCTTGCCTGGTTCAGGTTTCCAAAGATTGTTTCTCTTTTCGTCGGTTTTGTTTAATTGGTTAAGTTTTGCCTTTATGGCAGTTAAATCTAAACTCATAGTTTATTCCTTTAATTGTTTATTTATTTATTTATTAATTATATTATATATATTTAAATCGTTAATTCAAAGTTATTGTTTAATTTTTTTTTATTATTACTTATTTAGATCATCCCATTCTTTTTGTAATTCATCTTGTTTCTTTTTTATTTCTGCTTTTTTCTTTTCTTTTTTCTCGTCTGACCAACTGCTATAATCCGGACTACTAGAAGATTTTGGTTCTGTTAGCTTTGTAATCTTATCTAATGCCTCTCTAGACGTAGCGTAGCCAACTCCATTGTCTGGTTTATTCAATGATTCTGCATCTGTTTTTGCATTTTTATCATTTAGATATATATAAGGAGCATAATCTGGAGTAATAAATGGTTTACCCTCTTTTCTCATTGAGTGGGTTTGTATTTGTATGATATATGTTCCATTTGGTCTTTTACGTATTAAATACCAAAGGAAATCTCTTTTGAGAATGGTTGAATCTCCCGAATCTTTTATCTCTTCTTTAGTTTTTACGGGGTTTAAAACATCTTGTTTAATTTGATCTTGCTCATTAAGATTCTTTGTACCGAATCTTCGCATGTTTTCTTTTAATATGTGATTTAGTTTGATCATGATTCTATTTCTGATAATTTTTTTCTAACATTTTTAGTAAATGCATTAATATCATGTTTAGTAGATTCATTTATTTGTTTATATAAATCATTAACATGACTAACAAATGATTCAATTTTTTGTATAGGTGATATTGACTCTTGCTCATTAACAGATTTAGAATTGTATTTTTCTTGCACGTCTTTTAACGTTGGTAATGCTTTACCTTCTTGTCTTTCCCAAGCATAAGATTCATTAAGCATTCCATATTTTGATTTGATTGATTTTAATGTCTTTTTCATTATATATTCCTTATAATAATATATATAGTTTAAAATGATATTCTTGTAAAATATTTTTATTGTTTTTTTATAGTGTCCCAATCCACGTCCCAATCATAATCTCCGCCACCCATGACAACTGCTGATGCCATTACTGTCCAATCTCCTCCTTGTTGATCCGTTCCTTTTAAATCACCGTGCCAAGTATAATTATCTACTTGATCTTCTAACTCATAGTCATCAAAGTCAATGTTAACTGTAGTACCATTATCATCATATATAACATTGACATATGGTAAAGATCCTTTGATGTCGATTACATTGTCTTTTGGTGGTTGTGATTCTTGTAATAAGGTTTTTAATTTGATCATGACATATATAAATATAAATTAAAATGATATTCTTGTAAAATATTTTAATGCAACAATTTTATATCCTGGGTTGGCAGTTAATATAAAAGAATTTTCATATTTAGGCCAATATAATTGAAAACTTTTGTCTAACACCCCATTATTTTGTTCTATGATTATTTCATTTAGAGCATTAACGGTATATAGAGTATTTGTTTCTTTTTTTCTATGTATTGATATTGTATTTTTACCTCTGAAGCCGGTATCTTCTGCATTATATGTGCAATATAATTCATGTTGTTTATTTGCATTTTCAAATACAAATATCCGGT